GCGCTGCGGTCAATATTTCCATCACCAACCGCTCTGGCGCATCCGTCGAGGCCACCGTCTCGCTGATTAGCGGGGCGGACTTTGGCGTTTCCAGCATCGATGTCACGGCCCCTGGAACCGGTCTTATCGCCATTGCGACGCTGGCGTTCTCTGGCGCTGGCGGCAGCGGTGCGGCGGCCACGGTATCTGCCGTGCAACTGACTGAATTCGCCATTGCCAGCGGTGGATTGGGTTACACGGTCGGCTCAGTCGTCAGCATCACCGGCGGCACGGCGACGCTTGCTGCGCAACTGCGCGTCACCGCTGTGGATGCCAACGGCGCGGCCACTACTGCTGTGGTGCATAACGCCAGCCGCTATTCCGCCGTGATTAGCGGCACCACGGCGGAGAGCACGATGGTCTCCGGCGGCGGCTCTGGCTTGACGCTTACCGTGGCCGCCATCCGCTACGGCATCGGCACGGTCACTGTTACCGCGCCCGGTAACGACTACACCGCCGCACCGACGATCACGCCATCATCCGGCAGCGGCGCAGTGTTCGCTGCGCAGATGACACGCGGCGCAGTGGAAGAAAAAGACGCCATCGAGTTCAAGGTTCCCCTGCCGGCCTCTGGTGTGCTGGAACGCACCGGCATCGTCTTGAGTGCAGGCGGCGCGATCCTCGTCAAGTCGTCAGTGACCAACAGCCTCAACGCCTTCGCCTTCGGCGTTGAGTCCATCGCTTAAGGGAGAAGATCATGGGACGATTTTTAACTGCAGCCCCTGTTGCTGCCGCATCGCTCGGCTTCGCCCGCCAACCCCTGCCGCTGATTGCCTCCTATTCAAACAGTGCCAGCACGAGCGGCAGCATCGATTGCAGCATCTTTGACTCCGACTTGAACCTGGTCGCACGCACGCAGCATCAGAATAGCCTCACGCCTCCCAGTCCGTCCGGCAGTGAGCTATGGACGGACTTTGCAGGATGGTTCAGCACGACCTCCAATATCAGTTCCGGCTGGCAAACCACGTCATGGTGTAAGTCGACCTCGTGCAACCAGGCCGACGGGCATCAGATGCTGCGCATCGCTTCCAACGGCGGCATGTCGGCACGTCACCCTGGCATCACGGCTTCGCTGCAAGCTAACTTCGGCGTCATTGTTGGGCCGCAAGGCTATCGCCAGCCGATGTCGCTGTGGCAGTCTGGCACGACGCTGCGCCAACATCTGCGCGGCCAGCCGGTGCAGACCGACATTCTGACCACTAGCCTGAATCACGCCAGCGCCGCGCTGTGGGCGGGAACGAACGGTAGCGGTCGCGGCATGGTGGGCTACAACCGCCGCTCAAACACCCTGGTGGTGATCGAGCCGAGGGACGCCTCGTGCAACTACCGCGCCCACATCTGGCGGCACCCCGGCGTGCGACTTTCCGGCAAGCCGGGCGAATTGGATCGCTTCATCCTGCAAGCCCGCGCCGGACAAAATGGCGCTAGCTACAGTCAGTTCGACTTTGCCTGGAACGCCAACGGATCAGCCAGCTACACCGAGAGCCAGTATCGGATGCGCGTGATTCCCTGCGACAACGCCCAGATCGCCCTGGTGCGCTTTGTGCCGAGCACCGCCACCCACATGGCGGTGCTCACGCCAAGCACGGGCGCGATCAACACCGCCAGCTTCGCCATCGTCAGCGCCACCACTTCCTACGGGGTGGATCAGGGCGACCCGGCCGGCATGCGCCATCAAATCACCTGGGATAACCAGTGGGTGGCGGCCTTCGCCCCGTATTACTACTACGGCTGCGGCATGGTCGGCCATGTGGTCAACACCAGTGACCCGAGCCGGCAATTCCGCATTTCCTACACCGGAACCACTTGCGGCGTGGGTCTGGTGCCGATCAGGGAGAGCGCGTTCGCCTGGAATTCCAGCCACATTAATGCGGACAGTACAGCGGGCTTGAACCTCGGTCTGCTCGACTTCAGCACCGACGCATTCCAGTGGAGCGGCACGAATGCGATTGGCTCGGTGCTGTCCATGCAGATGTGGGGCGGCTTCATCGACACCGGCAGTAGCAGCACCAACTACCCGGCAGTCATGCCTGTAGAAAACTGGTCACGTTAAAACTGGTCACGTTAATCAAGGAGAACCCCATGCCCAAGAAACCCGCAACCGAGGCGCTTTACGTCGCTTTCCACCCCAACAGCGAAGTCGTGCGTGACATTGATACCACGGCCCATGACGCCGCCTACCTGAGCGCCCCCTTCGGTGCGACCTCGAGCCTGGCCCTGCGCTATGCCCTGGTCGATGGCGTGGTGGTGGATCGCTATCCCGGAAAGAGCGATGAAGAGGTGCTGGCCGCTGTTGCTGCTGCCGCAACTGTCACCACCACACCTACACCCAAGGAGTAAAAACATGTCTGACCATTTCCTGCATGGCGTTGAGGTTGTCGAAATTGACAACGGCCCGCGCCCGATTCGCACGGTTCGCTCCTCCGTCATCGGTCTCATTGGCACAGCACCCGATGCCGATGAAGCTGCATTCCCGCTCAACACGCCGGTGCTGATTGCCGGTTCCCGTCTTGAAGCCGCCAAGCTGGGTGCCACCGGCACGTTGCCAATGGCCATCGATGGCATCTTTGACCAGGCCGGCGCGCTGGTGGTGGTGATTCGTGTCGCCCAAGGCGATACCGATGCTGCGACGCTGACCAACCTCCTCGGCGGTGTTGATAGCGCCACCGGCCAGTATCTCGGCTTGCAGGCCCTGCTGGCGGCGCAGTCGGTCGCCAAGGTCACGCCGCGCATCCTGATCGCCCCTGGCTTCACCCACCAGCGACCCCACGACCCTGACTACCCGGATGACAGCACCCGCCAATTGGCGAACCCTGTGGTGGCCGAGTTGCTCGGCATTGCCGAGCGCCTGCGTGCGGTGATTATTGCCGACGGGCCGAACACGGTGGATGCCGCCGCCATCGACTACCGCGAGGACTGGGGCAGCCCGCGTGTCTATGTGGTTGACCCGCATGTCAAGGTGATGCGGGGCGGGGTGGTGGTGACCGAACCTGCCTCTGCCCGTGTCGCCGGCCTGATTGCCAAGGTCGACAATGACCGCGGATTCTGGTGGAGCCCGTCCAACAATGTCATCAACGGCATTGTCGGCAGCCACCGCCCGGTCGACTTCACGCTGGGCGATGCCAACGCCCGCGCCAACCTGCTCAATGAGAACGAGGTGGCGACCATCATTCAGGAGGACGGCTATCTGCTGTGGGGCAACCGCACTTGTTCCAGTGACCCGAAGTGGGCTTTTCTGTCGGTGCGCCGCACGGCCGACATGATCAACGAATCATTGCTGCGTGCGCATTTGTGGGCAGTGGATCGCAACATCACCAAGACCTACATCGAGGAGGTGGCCGAGGGTGTCAATGCCTATCTGCGTCACCTGAAGGCGCTTGGCGCAATCCTTGGTGGCAAGTGCTGGGCCGACCCGGATCTCAATTCTCCGCAGTCGATCCAGGACGGCAAGATTTACTTCAACTTTGACTTCACCCCGCCTTATCCGGCGGAACACATCATCTTCCGCTCGCACCTGGTGGATGACTACCTTGAGGAGATTCTGTAATGCCTATTGCACTGCCCAAAGTTCTCAAGAACATGAATCTGTTTGTCGATGGTCGCGGCTACGCCGGACGCATCGATGAGATTCAACTCCCCAAACTCACCCTCAAAACCGAGGAGCACCGTGCTGGCGGCATGGATTTACCGGTGGAGATCGACCTCGGTATGGAGAAGCTCGAAGCCGAACTGACCATCTCCGACTACGACCCGGAAGTGTTCAAGCTGTTCGGCCTGCTCGACAACGCGGCCACCCAGATCACGATCCGGGGCGCGATTCAAGCGCAAGGCGAGGAGGCGAAACCGGTGGTCGTCAATCTGCGCGGCGGCTGGAAAGAACTCGATGCCGGCAGCTGGAAACCGGGTGACAAGAGCACCCTCAAAGTGTCGGTGGCGGCGAGTTACTACAAGCTGTCCATCGCGGACGAAGAGTTGATCGAGATTGATGCCATCAACTTGGTGCGCAAGGTCGGCGGGGTGGATCAGATGGATAAGATTCGGGTGGCGATTGGCTTGTGAGGGATGTGGTCGTAGCGTGGAATGTTGGACAGAACATCGCTCAAGCGCTCACGCACCACTTCTGTATCGTAATGGGCCTGCAAGGCGAGCCAACCCTCGGCATCGACCCCAAAGAAGGCGGCCAGCCGCGCGGCGGTATCGGCGGTAATGGCCCGGTGCCCCTGCACGATCTCGTTGATGCGTCGACGTGGCACGTCAATCGCTTTGGCCAGAGCGTACTGGCTGATGCCCAAGGGATCGAGCCAGTCCTTGAGCAGGATTTCACCCGGATGGATGAGTGGTACTTCGCGTGTCATGGTGTGTCCTCCATCAGTGGTAATCCACGATCTCGACCTGCCGGGCGTGGCCTGCATCCCAAACAAAGCACACCCGCCATTGGTCGTTGATGCGGATGCTGTGCTGCCCCGCCCGGTCTCCCGAGAGTGCTTCCAGGCGGTTGCCGGGCGGCACGCGCAGGAAGTCGAGATTTGGTGCCGCGTGCAACTGCTGCAGCTTACGCATCGCTGTCGACTCAAATGCAACGAAACGGGGAATGCGCTTTCCTGCGAAGAACAACTCCGTATCGCGGCAAGTAAACGACTTGATCATCGGCTAATAGTAACGGCAAAGGTTACGCATGTCAAACAATACTACAAGGAGACTCCAATGTCCGACCGCATCCCCCTGACCTACCCCATCGAGCACGACGGCCTACCCATTGCCGAGATTGCTTTGCGCCGGCCCACGGTGGGCGACCACCTGGCCGCGCAGAAGGCGGTGGCTACCGATGCCGAACGCGAGATTCGTCTCATGGCGAACCTCTCCGACCTACCGCCAGCAGCGATTCACAAGCTCGACATGAAGGACTACGCCGCCTTACAGAAGGTGCTGGGCGGTTTTTTGTCATAAATGCGGGCGAATTGATGGCTTTGGTCGTCGAGCTCGCCCTTTACACCCACTGGCCTCGCTCGGAACTTCTCGCCCTCGAGGTGGAAGAACTGATCGAGGCCTTATCCATTGCGCGGCGGCTGTCTGCTGACGTGCTTGCCCGCTGAGGTTCAATCATGGCCACTACCCACCCCGTTCAAATCAGCATCGGCGCAACCCTGGCCGCCAGCCTTGGCGCGTCGGTGCGGGGCGCGCAGGCGCAGATGAACCAGTTGGGCTCCACCATGGCCCAGCTGGGCAACAAGCAGTCCGGCGTCAAACAACTGGATGGTCTGCGCAATCAAGCCAAGGATGCTGCGCTGGTCATGCGCGCCGCACAGCAAAAGGTCAAAGGTCAGGAATCTGCCATCGCCGGGCAAGAGGGCGGGCCAACCGCCAAACAGAGCAAGGCGCTGGAACGGGCACAGGCGCAAGCCGCCAAAGCAGAAGAACTCTACCTGCGCCAGCGCGTGGCCGTCGATACGCTGACGGCATCGCTGAACAAGGCCGGTCTGAACACCCGCGCCCTGGGTGTGGAGTCAGCCCGCCTGGGCAGCCAAATGGAAATCCTGCGCACCCGCACCGATGCGCTGTCTCGCGCGCAGCAGGCGCAGGCGGTGAACATGGAGAAGCGCAGCAGCTACCGCGCCCAGATGATGGATGCGGTGGCTCTGGGTGGGGCGCTTTACGGCCTGGTCAAACCGGCGGTCGCATTCGAGTCGGTGATGGCAGACGTCAAGAAGGTGGTCGACTTCGAGACGCCGGATCACTTCGCCAAAATGTCGAAAGACGTGCTCTTGATGTCCACCCGCATCCCGATGGCGGCCGATGGCATCGGCGCGATTGTGGCCGCTGCTGGTCAAGCCGGTATCGCCCGCGAGGAGTTGCTGCGCTTTGCTGAGGACGCCGCCAAAATGGGCGTGGCATTCGATCTGTCTGGTAGCCAAGCCGGGGCGGCGATGACCGGCCTGCGTTCCATCTTTGGCCTCACGCAAGATCAGGTCGTATCGATGGGCGATGCGATCAACCACCTGTCCAACAATATGGACGCCAAGGCAGGGGATCTGCTCGACATCGCCAACCGGGCAGGATCGACCGCCAAGCTGTTTGGTTTATCTGGCGCGCAGTTGAATGCCCTCGGGGCTTCCTTCCTCGCGCTCAAGACCAAACCCGAGGTGGCGGCCACCGGCATCAATGCACTGATGATGAAGCTCGCCACGGCCGACAAGCAGAACGAGAAGTTTCAGAAGGGCCTGGAGGATATCGGACTGTCAGCTGCGGTGGTCAAGAAGATGATCGGTCGGGATGCGCAAGGCGCGCTGGTCACATTCCTTGAGCAGGTAAAGAAGGCACCGGATGTGATGGGCACGCTGTCTGATCTCTTCGGGATGGAGTACGCCGACGATGTCGCCAAGCTGGTGGGCTCGCTCGACACCTACAAGAAGGCAGTAGGCCTGGTCGCCGATAAGACGGCCTACGCCGGCTCGATGCAAAAGGAGTATGAAGCCCGCTCGGCTACCACCGCCAACAACATCCAGTTGCTCGGCAACCAGATGAGCCGCATGGCGGTCACGGTGGGCAGCGCCTTGTTGCCAGCGCTGAACGGTATTGTCGGCGCAGCGGCCGGCCCGATCAACATGCTGGTCGCCCTGGCCGAACGCTTCCCCATCGTCACGCAACTGGTGGTGGGCGGGGCGGTGGCCATGATGGCGTGGAAGATCGCCACCATTGGCATGGGCTACGCCTGGACGTTCGTCAAAGGCCCGCTGCTTGGCGCGCAAGTGGCGATTCAATCTGCACGGGCGCACCTGGCGCTGTTGCGGCTGCAGACGCTCGCCACAGCAGGCAGTACCGGCATGCTCGCAGCGGCATGGACTCGCATCCAGACCGGTGCGCTCGGCATCATCGCACCCATCAAGGCAGCGGCGCTGTCGTTCTGGGCCATGCTGCCAGCCATAGGCGCGACCACTGCCGCACTGCTGGCCAACCCGATCACCTGGATTGTGGTCGGCATAGGCGCGGCAGTGGCGGGTCTGGCGCTGGTGATCCGCAAATATTGGGACCCGCTGGCCGCCTTTGTCGGTGGCGTGTTCGGTGGCATTCGTGATGCGCTGGTGCCGACCATCAACAGCATCACCACGGCGCTGCAACCGCTCGCCCCGGTGGGCAGCGCCATTGCTGCCGTCTTTGGCTGGATCGCGGATGCCGTGGGCGGTGTCGTCGGCTGGATCGGCGCTTTGTTCGCACCGGTCACACTGACCAAAGACGAGTTTGATTCGCTCTCGAACGCTGGTCATTCCCTTGGCACGGTGATCGGCACAGTCCTGGGTGCGGCATTCACTCTGCTGACCTTGCCGATTCGCACGGTTGGCACGCTGATCGGCTGGGTGTTCGATGCCTTTCAGGCGCTGGCGGCTTTCTCGCCACTGGCGCTGATCGCGGGCGGATGGCAACCAGTGGCGGACTTCTTTACGAATCTCTGGTCTGGCATCACGGCAACGGTCGGCAAGGCGATTGACTGGATCGCCGACAAGATCGGCTGGGTGCTCAATGCCGGTGCCAAGGTGGGTGATTGGTTTGGATCGGTGTTTGGTGGGGACGCCAAGGCAACAAACGCCAAACCCGCCGCGAAACCTGCCGCCATTGGCGCAACGGTTGCGCCACGTTCGCCCGTGTTCGCGCACCAGGGCGCACCTGCGCCAAGCACTCAAGCAATCGGCAACGCATCGAGCGTGGGCGTTCCTGGCGCAAGGGCTGCGGCAGCACCTGTCGTTGGTGCTACCGCTTCTACTACGCCCGCTGTCGGCTCCTCCATGCCGAAGTCGGCGCCGAGCCTCGCGCAGACATCTGTGCCCGCACCAGGCGCTGCGAAGGCGACCAGCAACAGCGCCTCCTCATCGGTATCCATCAACGCACCCATCACGGTCAATGTGCCGGGCATGAGCGCGCAAGAGATCGCCACGCTGATCCAGAAGAGTCTGCGCGAGTTGATGGCTGATGCGCAGCGTCGTCCGGCGGCCGCAATGTACGACTGAAAGGTGAATCATGTCTGAACGCGTCATGCTGGCACTGGGCGAGTTTCGCTTCGAGATCGAAACCGCCGCCTACCAGAAACTTTCCCTCAACCAGTCCTGGCGCTGGCCCGAGCAGGCCCGCATCAACCGCGACCCGGCCTTGCAGTTCGTCGGGCGCAACACCGATGAAATCAGTCTGGATGGCGTGATCTACCCCGGCTTCAAGGGCGGACTCGAGCAAGTCGAGGCGATGCGCGATCTGGCCGACAAGGGGAAACCGCAGCCACTGGTCGATGGCCTGGGGCGGGTCTGGGGGCCGTGGGTCATCACCGACATCAGCGACACCCGCAGCGTGCTGACGGACAACGGCCAGCCGCGTAAGATCGACTTCAGCCTCAAGCTCAAAGCCTACGGCGAGGATGAGAAATCGCGCGGCACGCTCAAGCGCATCACCCGACAGGAGCGGTCGACGCTGATGGGTCTGGGCGGTGACCGAACGATGGGTGGCGGTGATGTAGACATTGCCGCAGCAGAATCCCAACTCGACACACTGGATGCGGTAGCCGCTGCGCTGCCGGAAATCACGCCAGCCATGACGCCGACCGAGTTACAGGCAGCCGCAAGTGCGGCGCACGCTGTGGCCAGCGGCGTGGCGCAGGTTCTGGCGGGTGCGGCTCAGATCATCACGGGCGCAATCAATGGTGCGATTTCTGGTCTGGCGCAAGACGTGCTGAACGCACTACCGGCCAGCGCACTCAAGGCCATCAGCACCGTGCAGTCTGCGGTCGGGGACATCATTGCCATTGGGCGTGTCTTGCAAGCGCCGATGGCCGTCGCTGGTGGCAGACAGGTGTCGCCCGCCGCGTTGCTGCGCGACGTGGCTGGTCTGGACGGCCAACTGCGTCTGTCGGCCTACGGCGCAGGCAGTGCCGCCCGCAGCCTGCGCGACACTGCGCAGACCTTTGCCGCCGTCGCCCGCATCGCCAGCCCCACTGACGCGCCGATTCGACAAGGTGTCGCCAGCGCACTCAATGCAGTGGCGGGCCATGCCGAACGCTTCACCGCGCTATGCACTCAAGCCCAGGGCTGCACGACTAAGATCATGGGGAAGTGGCATGTCTGAACGCATCATCACCAAAGACGGCGACGTGCTCGATGACTTGATCTGGCGGCACTACGCCCGCACCGACGTGCTGGCTGCCGTGCTGGTGGCCAATCCGCATCTGGCGCAACTGGCGCCGCTGCTATCCGCAGGCCAGACGGTGTGGCTGCCCGACCTGCCAACACCGGGCGACACGCCGGTCGTGCGGCTGTGGTCGTGAGGTATCGCCATGCAACCCACATTCCGCATCCTGTCGAACAGCCAGGACATCACCGCCGCCATCCGTGACCGGCTGATCGAGATCACGATCACCGACGAGGCCGGTATCCAGTCCGATGCGCTCTCTCTGACACTCGATGACCGACGCCGCGAAAACGGCGCGCTGGCAGAACTGCCGAGGGTGGGCACCGTGCTCACGGTCTCCATCGGCTACGTCGAGACCGGTCTGGTGGCGCTGGGCAAGTTCATCATCGATGAAGTCGAGATCCGCTCGCCACCGGCCACCCTCACGGTATCGGGCAAGGCCGCCGACATGGTTGGCCCGTTTCGCAGCCCCAAGACACGCTCATGGGATGAGACCACGCTCGGGAAACTGGTCGAGACCATCGCGGGCGAGCATCGCTACACGCCAAAGATCGATCCAGAGCTTGGCCGTATTGCGATTGCGCATCTGGACCAGACCGCTGAATCCGACATGGCACTCTTGACGCGGCTGGCCGGCAAACATGACGCCACCGCCAAGCCGGTTGATGGATTCATGGTGCTGGCCCGCCAAGGCGCGACCAAGAGCGTGACCGGTCGGACGTTGCCCACCATCACGCTATCGGTATCTGACCTGGCGGAATGGCGCTACCAGCACTCGGCCAGAAAGCCCGGTGGCAGTGGCGCGATCAAGGATGCCAACACGCAGCAGCCACCAGCGACAGCCACCGGTGGCACCAAAGCCTACTGGTGGGACTTCGCGAAGGGCGAGCGCAAAGAAGTCACCACCGGCAAGCCGCCCTACGAGGAACTGCGCTACGTCCATGCGAGCGAGGCCGAAGCGAAGGCTGCTACTGCCACCAAGAAGAACAAGGGTGAGCGTGCTCAAGGCGAGTTGAGTTTCAGTCTGCCGGGCAATCCGAACCTTGCCGCTGAAGGGCGACTGTCGATCCACCTGCGCCCCGGCATTCCGCTTGAGTGGCGCATCAAACGCGTCGAGCACCGCTTGGGCAGCCAGGGCTACACCTGTCAGGTCGATTGCGAACGCTTCGCCGCCCCACCAGAACCCCCACCCAAACCCATCACCAACATTCCCGCCAACGAATAAGGATGCCGCCATGTCATTTGAAAAAGACCCGACCACCTACAGCCTGATCACTTACGCCTGGGTGACGGCGCTCGCCGCCTGGGGCGGCCTGGTGAATTTCTACCGCAAGGTGAAATCCGGTGAGACCCGGGTCTTCAACCTGATTGAGCTCGTTGGTGAGATCGCCACCTCCGCTTTTGCAGGGCTGATCACTTTTTGGCTGTGCGAAGCGGCGCAGTTCAATCCGCTGGTGACTGCCGCGCTGGTGGGTATCTCCGGCCACATGGGCAGCCAAGCCATCTACCAGCTGGAACGTTGGGCCCAGGTGCGCTTCGGCAAATTCGATTCCAGCGATTCCAACAACGCCAACAACTCCAAGGACAAACAACCATGAACGACATTGAGCACATCCAGGGCGAGATCATTCGCCGCGAAGGCGGCTATGTGAATCACCCGGCCGACCGGGGTGGGCCGACGAACTACGGCATCACGGCGCAGACACTGGGCGGCTCGCGTAAGCTGGGGCGCGCAGCGACCGCCAACGAAGTCGCTGCACTCAGCGAGGCCGAGGCCCGGTCCATCTACCACCAGCAGTACATCACCCTGCCCGGATTCGAGCAGATCACCCACCCAGCGCTGCTGGCACTTCTTGTCGATGCTGGGGTGCATTCCGGACCGAAGCGCGCGGTGCAGTGGTTGCAGACGGCATTGGGCACGACGGCAGATGGTGTGATCGGCCCGAAAACCCGAGCCACGCTGGCGACCGCTGACCAAGGTGTGCTCTATGGCAAAGTGCTCGCCGCCCGGCTGCGCCATCTCGGGCGCTTGATCACCAACGACCCCAAGCAGGCCGCATTCGCCGCCGGCTGGATGAACCGCATGGCCGAGTTTGTGGAGGTCGCGGTATGACGCCACTCCTGAGCGCCATCGTGCCCGGCTTGATGGAAACCGGCGCGCGCCTGATCGACCGGCTGTTGCCCGACCCCGCCGAGCGCGAAAAAGCCAAGCTCGCACTGCTGCAAGCCGAAGGACAGATGGCACTGCAAGAGATGCAGGTGAGTATGTCTGCCATTCTGGCTGAGGCGAACTCTGCTGACCCCTGGACAAGCCGGGCTCGGCCCACCTTCCTCTACGTGATGTATGGCGTGATTCTGCTGTGCGTGGTGGGTGCCATCATCGGCATCTGGTGGCCAACGCATGTGTTCCAGGCGGCGGAGAATCTGGGCCGGCTGCTAGGCGCGATACCCGAGAGCTTGTGGTGGTTGTTCGGTGCTGGCTACCTCGGCTACACCGGCGCGCGCAGCTTCGACAAGTGGCAGGTGCCGGGCAAGTAGGCGCCAACAATCTGAAACGATGATCCCCCGATCTCACTGCCTTTATGGTGGTGGGGTCGGGGGATTTTTGCGTTTGGGGCC